GGAGGCCAGTCGGCCTGACTTCTAATGACAAGCCTTTGGCATCTGATAGCCGATACACTTTATCGGTTGGCTTGGACTGGCGGATTTTTGTGTCTGACAACATGGCTGTGAGTAAGGCCGCGAGAAATGGCGTTACTCGCAATCTTACTCACAATCGTGCGCGATGGTATGAAAAAGCATGCGCCAGAATGCGACAAGCCTGTTATGCCGTTAAATCTTGCAGATGATTGAAAAAGATGATATGCGACAACATAATACGCGACTGCTGACTTTCGATCATCAAAAGCATATTGAACCTAACCTGTTGTTTTGTATGGCGGCCTATGCGGCCTTTCGGCTTTTTTTACTCACTACATTACTCACATCGTGATTTATGACCATATCTCGCCATGCCATATAGTCTTCAATCGGCCAGCGAGATGAGGCGCCGATCTTGCGCGGGGCGGGGAACTCTCCGCTTTTGATCTTGCGGTAAATGGTTGAGCGATTATAGCCAGTTAGGCTAACGATGTCTTTTAGCGTGTATAGCTTGGCGTTCATGCTGGCTCCAATAAAAAAGCCCCTTGCGGGGCGGTTAAGTTTGTTCGTCTGTGGCTGGATTGTCTGGTTCGCTTATCGCGTTGATGGCCGCGTCGATAGCGGCGCGAATTGCCGGCCATTCTTCAACGTCGATTGCGATGCCTTTGCTTCTGGCCTCTTGTTCAATCACCAAGAACGGCCCGGCGGCTTCGTCGTCTATCGTGATGATGGTGGCCATTTCAGAATAAACCGGCGCGCCTTTGGGTTTTACTATCCAGCTTAATGGGCTGGTTTCGTATTTTGTCATTTTGTCCGCCCAATCTCTGCTGCTGCTCGCACTATTGCGCGGCGGGTTGCTGCGTATGGGTCGCTGATTTCGTAGGCATCTTGCCAGCCAATTGAATCCGGTAATGGTCTGGCAGTATAACTATCGCAATCCACAAGAAGCCCCAGCTTCACCGCCAGCCGTAGTGCGTCGGCATCGTCATTTAATGGATTCCATGTAAATCCCTCGGCATCCCACATAAATCCCAATTCGTCAGACCAAAAACAAAGGCTTCCATAATCGCAAGCCTTTGCGGCCAATTCCAACAATTCACGGTCATTCATCTTGGTTTATTCCCATAATATTCACCCGGCTCTATTAGCCACGGGCATTCAAAAGCAATAATCGGGTCTGGTGTCATCCAGCTTTGTCCGTGCGGGCTTCCCGGACTGGTGCGGCGTAGGCAATGCTCGCAGCCTTCGCGCCAGTTCATTACGCCATCTTCAACGCTGCCGACACCGGCACAGCGGGCGTAGTCGTAGGGTAGGGTCATGCCGCGCCGCCTTTCATTGCCGCCTCAATCGCAGCCCGTAAGGCTTCCCGCATTTCGTCGATATTCTTTTGCAGCGTGTAATACTTCAAAGCCGATCCAGCGCCGCGCAATATGGCGTCAAGATGTTGGTCTAAAAATTCATCACTTAGCGCCACATCTGAGGCCGTGCCGTCCAGCGACACATGCCCAACAGTGCCAAGCACGGGGAATACGGGTAGTTTGTTCATGATTGTTCTTTCATACTATTAATGGTGACGCATGCCGCCTGGTGCGCGAATGACAGCCGTTGCCGGTCTGATTTGTAGTCACGCGGTTCGCCTTGGTCGTATGGCGCCAGCGCACGGCGGCAGATGTTGAGTGCGGCTAGTAATTCGGTTCGGTCTTGCTGTAGCCGTTCTATGGTTTCCGTCCACTTAGTGGTTATTTCAGCCGTCTGCATAACTTCACCCTACCTTCTCCGTCGCACACTTCCAGATACCCGTGCGTTTCAAGGATTCTGATATACCGCCAGATGGTGTCTTTCTGAAAGCCGGGGCAGGCTTCGCGGGGCCGCCATTCGGTGAACGAAAAACATGGCAGTACGATGTTGAGTAGCACTTGCTCGGTAGCAAGCCGGCAGCCTTTGATGATTTGCGAATACGCCACTTTTGGATCGGGGTTGCGCGTGGGGTTTGTCCATACGTTTTCGTCTGCAAACGGCGCAAACCGTGTGATGTTGACGGGCTGGGGCGGTGTCCACTTGGCGCCGCTGATGAGTTGAGCCAGGTTCATGGCCGGCTCCTGAATGCCAATGCCACCAGCCCAAAAATAACCCCGACAAAGTAAGCCGCAAAGGCGGCCAGTACGGTGTAAATGATGGCGTTCATGTGCGGGCCTCTCTTAATGTTGTTAGCGCGTCTAGCAGCTTGGGCAATTCAACTGGCTCGCAGTGATAAATGTCGTCAATTTGAATTGGCTTGCCGTTTACGCGGTCGTCTGGGCGGGTTACGTAGATGTTGCTGTCGGCTAATTCAGATTGGCGCGTTAAAACCTTGCCAGCCAGTTCAATTAAGTAGGCACTGATGGCTGGTGATTCATCCAAATGAAGGTTTTTATTGGATGGGATAATGTTGTCGTCACTCGCCACGGCTTGCGATGGCTGGCTTTTCACCCGGCTGGCCAGTTCTTTGATGCGGGTGACGATGTGATCTGGCTCTATGCCTGCATCGTCTAGCGCGGCATGGGCCTGCCGGAATGCTTTGTCAATTTCTTCGTGCCGATTTGTCCAGCCTGTAACCTGCTTGGCGTAGTCGTCGGCCTCTTTCTGGCTGGCAGCAAGGTTATCGCGCAGTTCAAGCATGAACTGGAGCAGGCTTCCAGTGCTATTCGGCGTGTCTTGGTCTGGCAGTTCAAAGTCAGTTTGTATGCGGCGGTAAAGGTCTTGCGAATGGTTTTTGATTTGTTCCCATTCGACGGCATGATTCACGGCAATTTGCACTAAGCGAATCAGCTGTTCATAGGGGTAAAACTTGCGTATTGGTTCCAGCGCGCCGCTAATGGCGATAAGGGCTAATCCGGCTTCGTCGGCCTCACTGGCCGGCACAACGCGGTTGTGTAGCGCGGCTTCAACTTTTTCCGCTACGGCGGCTTTTGCTTTGGCCTCAAACCAGTAGGTGATACCGCCAACGCCGGTACGCGATGAAGCCTTGCCGGTCTTTTTCAGATACGACAAGGCTTTGCTGATGGGCTCTAGGTCATCGCCTTTGATGCCGGTAGCGTCACACCCGTAAATCTTGGCCGCTATCTGGCGGCTGGTTTGGGCTTGTTCGGTGATGTGTTGTAATACGTCGTCTATTCCGATGGCTGACATAGTGGGTTCCTTTTATTTGGGTTCGCCGCAGCGCGGGCATTCTTGGTTGTTATGGCGGTGGCCACAGTTGGGGCAGGTCGTCATGCAATGCCCAATTCATGTTTGCGTTTTTTCACGGTCAGGCTGGCGATGGTGAGTGCGCTTAGCGCATGGCCTTCGTTGCTGACGCCTAGAAGCTGATCCAGTAAATCAAACGAATCCCGCAGGGCTTGCAGTTCTGCGGCTTTGGCCACGAATCGGGCGTGACCATTGGCGGCAAAGCGTTCGCCTAGTTCGGTTAGCCGGTCTGCTGCCGCTTCAAACTGCTGTTTGGTCGGGGCTAGTAATGCCTTGGTTGATTCGGTGCCATGCTGGTGCAGCCTGGCGGCCAGTTCAAACGCGAACAAATTGCCTTCCATTAGCCGCTCGTACTGGTACAAAGTGAGGTGGCCAGTGCGCAGTGATTCCAGCGCGGTTAAGAACGGCACTAGCATTTGGGTGTGTTTGTCTTCATTCAGTGGCTCGTTGCTGGCGCAATACAATCGGGTTGCCAGAAAGTCACCAATGGCGCTACGGTTAAGCTGGAGCGGGGCTTTGCGGGTTGAGCGGCGTTGCTGGCGGTTCATGCTGTCCACCTGCCGACATAGCCACCACGGGCGCGAATGTCGCCAGCAGGCCCGGCAATAACTCTGCCGCGTGGCTGGCTTGGCGGTGGCGCCATTCCATAAGCAGATTGCAGTGCGCTGCTATCAAACTTTGGCGGCGGCGGGGTTTCATCGCGGGCTTTGCGTTTCTTTGGCTTGGCCGGTGTGTCTGGCATGGCTGGCGCTGGGCCGGCAATCCAGATCAGCGATGTGCGCGGGCCGGGGCGGCTGTGTATCAGCCCTTTTTCCGCGAGTGCATGCAGTCGTATGCTGCATAAGTGCATGCGATCCAGCGGCACATCACGCGGATCACACTCATTAGCAGCGGCCATTAGTGCGCGGATGCTGTGCGGGCCGGTGTCCAGCAGTTGCAGCAGTTGGTCATCGAGGGGCGTTTTCATCCGGTTCATTCATCAAACTCCATTTCCGCTTCATTTAGCGCCAGCGTGTCGGGGTGCTGGTGTTCTCGGACTTTGTTTTCCCGCGAGAGAATGTCGAGTTCCAGCACAAGTAGCTGGGCCGGCACACCGGGGCAGGCTTCCAGTAGTTGCTGGTGGGTGAGTTCGCCGTGTTGTTTCAGGGCGGATAGGATGGCTTTGCGTGGGTTGGTCATGGTTTTAGTCCGAAAAAAAACCCGCACGGGGCGGGTTTGGTTGATGTTGGTTGAGTGGCTGCACTATGCGTTGGCCTATCCATCGCATAACCGGCACGGCCATGCTGTTGCCTAGCGCCTTGTAGCGCGGGCCGTCCGGGCATTCGCTGGCCGGTTTCTTGCGCAACGGGATTGCGGTATATCCGTCCGGGAATCCTTGCAGGCGCTCGCACTCGATTGGCGTAAGGCGGCGCACTTGCATAGCCGTGGCTACCGCAGCACTCTGCGAACAAGTTAGCGCATCCGTTACGCTGGTGTCGCGCTGGCCGCTTGGCAGTTGGTCGGCTTGGGCGTTGCTGTGAAAGGCCACTGGCAGCAAAGCGCCTTCTTCAACATCGCGTGCGCCTAGTGAGTTAAACATCCTGGCCGTAATGGTTCCAATCACATGCCCGTTTTTTAATGACTGGTGAGTTAGTTTGCCGGCGCCGCATTTGGTATCAAGGCTTCCAGCTATGCTTGGAATTAGGTCGGCGCTTCTGCTGCCACTGCTTGCAGGGCTTGGTGCAGTTGAGTGGGCAGCCCCTTCCCGCGCCTCTCGGCTCGGCGCAAAATCCCGACGCATGCCCTCGAACTCAAAAAGTACCTGTGCGGGATTGAATCCGTTTCTAGCACTTGCGACAACGAACACACGGCGGCGGCGTTGGGCCACTCCGAAATATTGGGCGTCCAGAACGCGCCATGCGATTGTTCGGACGGGGCCAAACACACAACCAGCGTTCGCCCATTTACCCCCCCCCGGTTGTAATTCGCAATCTTCCCCGGAAAGAGCGCCAAGAAAGCATCCGAATGCGTTGCCTTTGTCCGACAAGGCTCCGGGTACGTTTTCCCATACGATGACGGCGGGCGGGTCATTTCGTTTTGATCGAATATGGTCAATTGCATCTGCTAACTCCACAAATTTGATGGTTAATTGGCCGCGTGGGTCGTTTAGCCCTTCCCGCAATCCGGCCACCGAAAAGGCCTGACATGGGGTGCCGCCGACCAGAATCTCTGGCGCCTCAATTTCGCCGGTAAGAATCCGGCGCGGCAGTTGGGTCATGTCGCCAAGGTTTGGCGTATCGGGGTAGTGGTGGGCCAGCACGGCAGAAGGGAAGGGTTCTATTTCAGCCAGCCATTCTGCTTTCAGCCCAAGCGATCCCCATGCCACGCTGGCCGCTTCAATGCCGCTGCAAACAGATCCGAATTTCATTTTGTTATTCCGAAAAAAACCCGCACGGGGCGGGTTGTTTGGTTGATTGTTTTATGACACTAGAATGGAATATCATCTTCAAAATCAGTAGATCGCAGCGTGGTTTGCTGTGCGCCACCTGATGACTGTTGCCGCTGAGGTGGTGACTGTTTCTGCTGGGCTGGTGACTGTTCCTGCCCGTCGCCTTTGCCGCCTAGCATTTTCATCTCGTCACACACCACTTCCGTTGTGTAGCGATCCGCGCCGGCTTTGTCTTGCCACTTGCGGGTTTTTAGCTTGCCTTCCAAGTAAACCAGCGAGCCTTTCTTGAGGTACTGGCCGGCGATTTCGGCCAGCTTTTTGAACATGACGATATTCACCCACTCGGTAGCTTCTTGCTTGTCGCCGTTTTTGTCCTTCCATGTTTCGCTTATGGCAACGCTGAAGTTGGCAACCGCTTCGCCGTTGGGCATGAATCGCATTTCAGGATCTTTGCCGAGCCGGCCAATAATCATGACTTTGTTTAGGGATGACATTACGCGGCCTTTCTTTGGATTTCTGATACGGCGGCTTGCACTTCCTGCCAGAAGGCTAAGAGGCCGGTTTCTAGGTTGCTGATATAGGCTTCATCGCGCTCGATGCGCTGAACGTACAGCCGGTATGGCTCGGACTGGCGCGGGTCGTAGCTGACAAAATCCCACCACTGCCGGCCAGTGACGTACATACAGCCCTGAACTTGCCCGATGTGATCCGCTGGCATGCCTTCCAGCCACGTTTTTATGTGGACTTGCTCATCATGCGGGCATTTCATTTCTAGGCCGCCGTCTGTCCAGATCAGCCCGTCCGGGCTTGCCCCAATGTAGTCATACTGCGGGTGCAGCAAAAATTCAGATTCCACCACTAGATTGCCGGTGTGAAGCTCGTAGGCTTCACGGGCATAGGCTTCGACTTCTGTACCCCACTGCATGGACTTGCTGCTGATGGAGTGTTTGGCGTTTCCCATAAGGATTTCCGCCACCAGTTCGCGCAGATACTTGTTGCGGGCTTCTGTTGGCTCCCCGGTGCGCTTGCTGATGGCTATTGCATCGGCAAAGCGGCTGGCGGTGATGCGGCCAGCGCGCTGCTGGTGCCATTCTTCTGTGCGTTGTTCTGTTGTCATTCTGGCAACTCCGCTTCATTGATAACTGGCACTGGCTGGGCAAATTCCGCCATGTCTTTGATGCGCGCCCATTCTTCGGCGCCCACGGCTTTGCGGCCTGCTGTGCCAACGCTTTGCCATGCGTCGGCTAAGGCGGTTAAGTCGCCGCAATTCGCCACGGCTTCCAGCTTGGCGATGATTGGGGCGCGGTCTGGCGTGTCTTGCGCTGGGGCGCGGGCCAGTTGCGCGACGGCTGCCGGGCTATCATTGCGCGGGGTAATGTCGCGCTCTACGATGCGTTCTGCTTCGTCTTGGTCGTAGATGCCAGTGAAGCCAAAGGCGAGGCGGGCGCACTGGATTAGCGCCTTGTGGCGCAGCATGCGCTTGGGGTGGCTTTGCCACGGGCCTTGGCCGGCACGCTTGCATTCGCTCATGTACTCGGTGGCGGCTACCGGGCGGCTGCGGTCTTTGCGGTAGATTTTGCAGGTGCAGGATTCGTCATCCTGTTCAAATTCCATGCCGTCAAATTGCGGGTGTTCGTTCATGATGCGCGACCAGCCATCTACGCCGACTACCGGCACAATGCCGTTGTTGCGGTCAGGGAAAGCGTAAATTTCTTTAGTCCACGGATTCAGGCCGTATTGGTTGGCCACGATTAACAGCGCAGTCATTTGCGCGTCGGATACCTGGCCTTTGAATGCGGTGGCTTTCAGGGTTTGCATAACCCCGTCTGAATCGGTCATGCCGAATTTAGCGGCCAGATTGCTGCTGAGTTGGGTTAAAGCGGTACTCATGATGTGACTTTCTGCCGCGACTATGGCGGCTAGTTGATTGCGTTGGCGACTGTGTAAATCACCAAATAAAAAGCCAGAACGATGAGCATTCTGGCTGTGAAGCTGGCAACCTTGAGGGCTGCATTCATTAGGCTGGACATGGCTTGGTGGCCTTGATAACGATGCGCCCGGCGACGTGCTTGCTTGTCAGGATCCAGCCATCTGACTTCAGCCATTCCGCAAGCTGATGCCAGTTGTGGGCAATGATGTCGACGTTGAGCAGGGTCATTGCACTGGCTCCAGTCGGTCATTGCTGAACGGGGCCAGCACTATCACCGGCACTGGCTCTGTGCCGTCGCGGTTGAATAGGTACCAGCCGGCTTGGTAATCTTTGTCGATGCCGGCAAACAGTAGGCCGCCGTCGTGGTAGGCGACCAAGGGGGTGGTTGTGTCTGTCATGTTTAACTCCTAATGGCCATAATCAAATGGCGAATCCAGTACAAAAGAGTCGGGATCTTTGCGGATATACCCGACCAGCTTTTCCCGGAAGATTTCGCGCAGCTTGGCCACCGCGCACAGTTGGTCATCCATGTCTGACGATTCGCAAATTAGCGTTTCCAGCAGCAGATTCCCGTCTGGGTGGTCAAACACGATGTCCGTGCCGATCTTGCTGATTTCTTCCCTGTCGTGCATCACCCGCTCGGTGGTTTTTTCCACGAATAGATCAAGGTCGTTTGCTTCATCCAGTTCGCGCATGTGTTCATGCAGGCCCATTGCGTGATAACAATTCATGGTTTTGGCTCCAATTGATTAACTTGGTGTGCTGTGCTTTTGTTGAGGCAAAAGCGTTCATGTGTGAATTTGGTTGTGCGGCTGAATACCGCCGACCAGTTGTCGTTTTCGCCCGTTTCGCACACTTGGCGAAAGCCGGCTGCTGCCAGTTGTTGTTTTGCTGCCTTGAGTGTTTCCGTCATGGCGATGCTCCAAAAAAAATGCCCCATATAGGGGCGAGAGAGAGGGGATTGCTCGGATGACGACTGCGGTGCGGCGGTAACGAGGCGGGCTACACCAAGCCCAATGGTTTCAGTCGTCATTCGGGCAATGACTGGTTAGGCCAGTCAGTCCGTTCAGTCCGTTTTTTCGCCACGGTTTTGTGGGCTATCAGGGCAGCCGGGTCAGATTTTTGTCTGATGCGCTGCTATTGCCGCATACCTGTGTTTGCGGTTCCCCGAACATTCCATTGCTGGCGGGGTAGTGTTGTTGTGTTTTGTGAAAGAGCGGGGCTGTTTGAGCAGCGAGTAAGACGAATCATAGATGCATCTAAGATTGCGGTCAAGCAAAAGTCTTAGATAATTCTATCTAATTTGATGTTTCTTGGTAACTGATTGAAAATATTGAGATGCGCCGATGGTGGCGGCGAGCGATAGGCGATAAAAAACCCGCACAAGGCGGGCTAAAGAGAGAAAAACACGATGGATGAAGCAAAATTGCTGGAGCTATTGAAGCAGTCGCTACGCCGGGGCGAAAAATTGCTGGCTGAAAAAGAGGCTGGGGCGGCGGGTATGCTGGCGGATGGCTATGATACGCGGCAAGAGATTGAAGCCGTCCGGGCAATAGTGGCGAGAATGCGGCGAATGCTTGCGGGTTTACATAGCGGGCCGGCGGCGCCAGTGATGACGTTTACAGAGATTACTAATCCGCAATAAAAAGCCCGCCGAAGCGGGCTTGTGGGGAGGGTCGTTGAGTATTAGCAGACTATTTGCGTGCCAACATACCGGCAGCGGTTGGTATTCGTGCTGTTGTTGAAGTTGTCGCTGTAGCTGTTGTAGCTGGGCTGCTTGGTGCCAGCTTGGCCGGTGTATGGGTTGCTATTGCCTTGCGTTGACCAGTTGTTAAGGGTGGTGCTATCTGGTGAGCTGCGGTAGTGCGGGGCAACATAGGTGCCGTCTTTTTTCACATAGCCTTGCACATAGGTATCGGCTATAGCCAAGCCGCTGGCAGCCAGTAATGCGGCCAGTAAAATTGAGTGTTTCATGGGGTTCCCTTTAGTCATAATCAACCGCCCAGCCGCGTACCCGGCCAATGATTTCAAAATTGCCGGCTTCTAGCATGCCAGGCGTTACCGTAATATCTTCAAAGTTTTTATTGTGCGATACCAATTTGATGCCGCCGCCCGGTTGCTTGAATACATATTTCACATACAAGCTATCTTCAAACCGCACGGCGTAAATCTTCCCGTCAATAATCCGCTTGTCTTGTTCCGACATGCTGACCAGCATGCTTGTGCCGTCTGGTATGCGCTCGGCCATGCTGTCGCCTTCGCACAGCACGGTAATGGCTTCTTCAGGGCTGATGCCTTTCTTGTGAATCCATGACCAGCGAAAAGCCTGTTTCTTGGCGGCTTCGGCATTGTGTTCATAAACCACCCGGCCAGTACCGGCGCTGAATACCACGCTGGCGTTGGGCAGTACGGCAAAGTCGCCGCCCAAGTCGCTTTCATTATCCCAAACGTGAATGGGCCGCAATTTGTTGTTGGTGTTGCCGGGCTCCATCTGGTTAGTTTTGGCGGCCCGTTCAGCAAACATATCTTGTAATAAGTCTTGAGCTTTGGCCAGCGCCCGATCTTTGGCTATGTCGGGCTCGCCTGGGCGCTGCGGCCCACGGCCAGAGGCCAGCCATTCAGGATTCACCCCTAATGCCGTAGCAACCGGCACAAGCCTATCGCTACGGATTGACTTGCTTTTGCCGGAGCGCCAGTCGTTCACCGATACCGGGTTGACGTTGACGGCACGGGCTAACCCAGCTTGGTCGATTCCCTTTTCAGTCATCGCCGCGATGATTCGTTCTTGCAGTGTACTCATGCCCGCGAGATTAACATTCAGTCGCTCAGATGCGTCTATCATGAAATACGATTCCTCTTGTAATGAATACTAGAATCATCTATTATTCATCTATGAAAAAACAATTCCTCCGTGAACACATTGGCAATCAGACGGAGATTGCCCGCGAACTCCACCTGAAAGCGCCCAGCGTCTGCGTGTGGACTGAAGAACTCCCTTTTTGCGCAATAGGACGGGTGGCAATTCATCGCCCGGACTTGATGCGGCTTTGGTGGCGGGAACAGAAAAAGAACGCCCCTGAGTAACCCAACCCTTCAGTTGACCCATGCGGTCAGCTTTTGCCCGTGCAAACGGGTTTTTTTATTCAGCCTGCACAGCTTAACCAGTGCGCCCCGCAACTACACGCAAGGAAAACAGAAAAATGAAGGGTGATTTAGAACACAAGCTGCTGATAGCGGCAGGGCATAAAGGATTCGGCGTTGTGGCGGATGAGCTTGGCAAAGACGTTAGCCAGGTGTCGCTC